AGGTATTTCATGGAGCCGAGGGAGCAGGGCGAACTCAGAATCTTTCGGGAGCCGATTGCAGGCCACAGTTATCGGATTGGTGCAGACGTAAGTGAGGGTATTGAGATTTCGGATCGGGACACAGACTTTAGTGTAGCGCAGGTATTGGATGCAGCATCGCTGGAGCAGGTTGCAATGTTGCGGACCAAGGTAGATCCCGATTTATTTGCCTGGATGCTGGTCACAATGGCTCAGTATTACAATGAGGCGATCCTTTGTGTGGAGCGGAATGGGCATGGGTTGGTAACTCTCCGCAGTCTGCTGGACAAGCATCACTACACACAACTCCTATACGAAACCCGTGTTGATGAAAGGGGTGGGGGTAAACGAACCAAGCGGGTTGGGTTCTTGACTACAGTCAAATCCAGACCTCTGCTGATTGACACCTTGAAGGAGTCATTGAGGGACGAGTCCTTGTTGATTCATTGTGACCAGACGCTGGATGAATTGCAGACTTTTGTGGTTACTGCCAGTGGCCGATTGGAGGCGGCTGCAGGGTCACACGATGATTCTGTGATGGCTTTGGGTTTGGCATCGTGGTGCGCTTCAAGAATTCCGGCCCGGCCGTTATTCCGCCCACAGGCGGTCTATGATGGGGCACCGACTCCACGGTACCGTTATTTTGAGTCGGTATAATCCAACTTTTATCAAAGACTCTCATTAGTATTGACATCCAGCATGAAGTTTGTATAGATTCTGGGGTATGACTGAGACATTATTCAATGCATGGATAGGGGGGCTATCCACAAAATCCACTTATGGAAATGGAGTCCCTATCTATGGATGCAGCCCTGAGATTTCTAACTTTTCTACTACTAGCATCGATTGCTTTCCTTTTATTGGTTCCGGCAATCATCAATTCACTCAACTTTTGGTCGAGGGTGCTGGATTTATCGCTGACGAGCATATAGATGCCAGCAACAATTGACATAACAGGCCAGACTTTTGGGCGGTTGACGGTAATAAATTGTTTAGGGCGCAACAAGTGGGGGTCTATTATTTGGACGTGCCACTGCAAATGCGGTGCTACTGTGGTACAAAGCACAGGTAGTCTTAGGGCAGGTCAATCTAAAAGTTGCAAACGCTGTGCGGCACAAAGTCATGGTTTCAGATATCATCCTTTATATCATTGTTGGAAATCAGCAGTAAAACGAACTACTGACAAAAACTATCATCTGTATAAGGATTACGGTGGCCGTGGGATCTCAATGCTATTGAGATGGCAGACTAACCCCGAATCCTTCATCAAGTACATCTTGAGCGCCCTTGGGCCGAAACCAACGCCAGAACATTCTTTGGATCGAATTGACAACGATAAGGGGTATATCCCTGGCAATTTGAGGTGGGCCACTAAAAAAGAACAGTCATCAAACAGACGCTATTGCCACGGTTATTCTTACACTCCGACCTATAATAGCTGGGCTGGTATTATAAGGAGATCCGAGTTCACACCCGAATTCAAAGATTTCAAATCATTCTTAGCAATTATGGGTGAGAAGCCGGATGGGTCTAAGTTATCCAGACACGATCCAAAGCAGTTACACGGGCCTAAGAATTCGTATTGGAAGTAACAAGATAATGGGGGGCATTATTTCATGAGTGCAGCCAAGAGAATGATAGAGAAGCAGTTGGAGTGGGAAGACAAGCATTGTTCTGAGTGTGAGGAGTTGAAGAGCAAGTGCGAGTGTGAGGGGCGTTGTCCTAAGTGTCGTGAGGATTTCCTTATCCATGACGATGGCGATATCTGGCGCTGTTACGAATGTGGGTACATGTTATGATCGAAGAAGTAACCAACGATTCCAACGAACTGACCACCCAAGAATTCAAATCTGTTTTAGATGATTACCGCCATGCGGTGGCCCAGGCATCAATCAACCACAGTGCAGAACCGCTGAAATTCCAGGTAGGCCGGATGTGGTTGGCACAGAAGATCAACAAGTATTTATCAACGATCACTTATGAGTGATTTCACTCAAGCTCAAGAGGTCGATACCCAGACCACCCATGCCAGTGTAGACCCATTGGCTACACTGATCCGTGGCAAGTACGACGATGCCCGTCAATATAGGCAACAGGTGGAGTTGGAGTGGTTGGCTGCAGAGGACTCCTTCAATGGGCGCTTTAGCGACAATCCAGAAGAAGAGCAACGTCCTTACTTCAACATCACCAGAAGACAGTGCAGCCAGGCGGTAGCGAAGATTCATCAGATGTTATTTGGAAGTACCAACGCCCAGATCCCCTTCCGTGTGTTACCAGCTAGACGCCCTCGCTTTGTGCCGACAGACATCCATGAGATGGCAGGCTCTATGGTTTCGATGTCTGACAAGGAGCGAACTCTTTACATTGAAGAGTTAAAGAAGCATTTGCCGTTGGATGATATCCTGACACAGCGTTGCTTGAACATGGAGTCGAGAATTAGGGACATCCTGGCAATCAGCAAGTTCACAAATGAGATTGAGAATGTGCTGTATGAGTTGACGTTGCATGGCACAGGGGTTCTCAAGAGTCCAGTACTGGAGCATCGGAATTATCCTGTCTATTCTGGGCAACATCGTGGACGCCTAGAGCAGTTGGAGAGTGCCATTGAATCGGAGTTGTTACCAACAGCCAAGTTTGTTTCCATTTTCGATCTGTATCCGGCTCCAGAGGCCACCAAGATTGAGGATGCAACCTATGTAATTGAGCGCAGGTTGATCAGTAGTGTAACCGCCAGGAGGTTGCTGACCGATGGCAACGGTTATGACACTGAAGCGGTTGCCGATGTGCTGGAGCGTCACGCTCATGGTTCTGACACCACTTTGCCGGACACCAGGAACCCGCACCATGAAGGGCATGGGGAGCAGGAGCGCGAATACGAGTTGTTGGAATTCTGGGGTTGGTTAGACAAGGAGGACACCGAGGGCTATCTGGAGTTACCAGAGATGAACGCTCTGGATGTCCAATCGGTAGCAATCACCATGTTAGGGGAGTTGCCGTACAAGTTCTGTTATTGGCAAAGGAACACCGCATCGATCTGGGGCAGTGGAATCTACAATGCGATTCGGGATATCCAGAGTTTGTTGAACTTTGCGACACGGTTGTATGTTGAGGGCAAGGAACTCAGTTCAGTCCCAATGATGGCAATTGATCCAACCCAGTTTGAGGCAGACACCGTTTTTGACCAGATCCATCCTGGAATGATCCTCAAGACGATCCCTGGAGCTGACATCGCCAGTGCATTCAAGCCTGTCAACATCCCAGACTCTTCGCATGGCCTAATGGAGATGATAAGCTTTCTGCAACGGGAGGCAGATCTGAACACTAGCCAGAGTCCGATTGGGATGGGCCAGTCTTCCAAGGCAGAGACTCGCACAGCAACAGGAATGAGCTTGCTGAATTCCAATCAGAACCGCATGACGGCAGCAGTAGTGCAGAGTGTCAGTGCAATGATTCGGGATGCAGTCAATGGGATTTATCGTTGGTTGTTGACAGATTCAGACGATCCAGAGCTTCATGCTGATGGAGAGGCATTGGTGTTTGGCTTTGAGCGTTATGTAGCACAGGAGGTTCACTCTCAGCAACTTCTTCAACTACTGCAGGTTCTGCAGGGTTTCCCTCAGATTGCAGAGAATGTGAAGATGGATCGTTTAACTAAGCCAGTGCTGGCTGCATTCAGTTTGGACCCCGATGACTTGGCAATGGATGACATGGAGAAGCAGCAATTCCAGCAGGCACAGCAACAGCAGATTCAGCAAGCCAAGCAGATGGAAGCCGAGCAGAAGATGCAGGACGCCCAGATTGAGGAGCAGTTGACCAGATTGAAATCAGCACTGGAGGAGCGCAATTCCATTGGAGAGCAACGTAGAGCCTTGGAGATCCAGCGCATCCTCAAGCTGATGGACGCAGGCCAAGTGGTGCAACCTACCGATTTCAGTGACTTGTCGATTGTGCTGAAGGAAGAGCAGAAGAAGCTGCAACAGCAGAGGCAACAGCAGCAGATGGCAGAAGCAGAGTGGTCAAAAGGCCGAGAACAACTAATTGATGAGATTGCCCGTGAACAAGCCAATGCTCCAGTACCCCCTGAGTCCAGAGGAGTTGGAGGTGGAGCGCCAATGCAGGCTATGGAACCACCTGGAGGAATACCTCCGCAACCAAATCCTGCTGGAGCAGGAGAAGGCATTGAACCGTCCGGTGGAGGCGGGGCTTACGGCCCCAGTTAACGTATCGGTTGGAAAGATCCAGGCGTGGAAAGCGTTGATTAACTATGTAAACAAGAAGGCCAATGGCTGAACAACTAATAGAAGAGTCCGTGGCAGAGCAGGAAACTGTGGAGACTCTGGAAGCAGAACAGACCTCTGCTTCTTCAGAACTGTCAAAAGAAGATCTTTGGAACCAAATCCTATCAGATAAGCAGCAGACCCCTGCCACTGACAAGGAACCGGGAGAGGCAACAGAGGCGGAACTTGAATCAGCAGATGTGACCCCTGCAGATTCAGAGTCTGAGGAAGTTGTTGAGCCGGAGGTGTTTGCCCCGGAGCCAAAGAAACCGAGTAAACTAGAGAAGAGACTTCACGATCAATCTCAATTCATTGAGACGTTGAAGGGTGAAAATCACACAATGCGCCAGCAACTGGCTCAAATGCAGGAGCAACTGACCACTCTGCAGACAAAGCCGGAACCGGAGCCACCAAAGCAACAGGCACCTGTGGTTGACCCACGGGATGCAGTCAAAGCGGTGTTGGCAGATTTACCGGAAAACATGCGCGAGGAAGCGGAAGCGTTTCCAGAGTTGATGGCCACCATCAATCATTTGGTTGAGAAGAAGTTGGACACCGTCCGTGGTGAGGTGATGCCGGATTTGACAGAGGTCCGTAAGGAGCGTCAACAGCGTCAAGTTCAGCAGGCTTTGCAGAACCGTCACCAGCTAGCTAACCAGCAGTTGGGGATTTCCAATGCAGAGGACTTGGACTTCAACAGTCCTGACTTTGCCAAGTGGGTTCTAAGCACACCAAGACGAAAGGCGATTGTCACCAACTTTCAAGATCCTGACGGCTTTGTCGATTTACTCAAAGGTTTCTTGTATGAAAATCCAGAGGCAGCACAGCGTGGAGAAGCGGTTCCCGCTCCCGCAGCTACACAAAATACGGCCCAGGTGGAGCGCCGGAAAACGGCAAGCGCGGTAGTCCCTCGCAGGAGTCCGCCCCCTCCAAAACCTGCACGGCCAATCCAGACACAAGCAGACAAGGAAGCGTACTGGAATACGCTGATGTCTGAAGAATCATAGGAGTTAACGAGATGGCCGTTACTATCTCAAACTTCGCAACCACTGGCGGGTCACTATACGGGGATCTGTCCCAGGAAGATGCGTTGCGAATTCAAAAAAGGATGTTGCCGATTGCCAAGCAGCATCTGACTTTCAGCCGCTTTGCGCAGAAAGATTCGAAAGGCAAAAACGAAGGAAACATCATTAGACATCGCAGGTACAACAAGCTGCCACTGACGGATGAGCCGTTGGCAGAGGGTAAAGTGTATGCCCACTGAACTGGTGACAGTTCAGAGTAAATGCCGTGAATTGCTGGGAAGCCAGGAACTGGTAATCAGCAGCCAAGCCCATTTGGGAAGGTTCAACGACTATCCTCTTGTAGGAGTACGGGCAAGCGCCTGGAAGTGCGGCACACCTCACCGAGGTGAAGATATAGTCTGAACTCTGCAGTCGAATGCAGAGCAGTGGTTTACCCACGGGCTGGAAAGTAGCGAATCCAGTTGAACATTTTGGTCACACCTGACTTCGATGTTATTGATAGCGAGGTGATTTCACACTCCGTAAAACAATACGGAAGGTACTCACCTGTCACTGATTTGATGATGCTTCTTGGCGAAGATCCATTCCTATCGATCATCATGGATCGACAGGCGATCCAAGCTGCAGAAACGATTGACCTGTTGTGCTACAAGCATTTCCGTGCGCCATCAAATGTGATTTACTCACAGGGTGCCACATCGCGATCTACGGTAAAGCTAGGACTTTCCAAGACAGGTGCCGAGTTTGACGCGGTCATCCGGTTCTTGGAAAACAACAATGCAACCAAGATCACTGAGATGTTGGCGGCAACCCCAGGGGTAGACACCCACCCAGTGAGGGCTGGCTATTTTGCCATTTGCCATCCAAATCTGCGCCAGGATCTGGAGCAGATTGAAGGCTTTGTACCCGTAGAGAACTATTCGTCCTCTACAGCAGCAGTCGAGTTTGAGATAGGCGCTTTCAAGGGGATTCGGTTCATCTGTACAACAGTTGCTGTTCCTTTTGACCGCAACGGTCAACTGAACGATGGTGCTGGTGATACAATTAGCAACATGCAGGCTGCAGCGGCAGCAGCAACACCTGTTGAAGAAGAGACGCTAGTCAAAGGCGCTCCAGGT